GTTTCATTGAATTCAAATGGAATCCAACCACCAAAGTATTAACACTGTTGCAGAGACCCAGGGCCAATGAAACATTGCTGTTGCATGCATATAATTTCAGACCTGAAAGTCAACTGCTGCAGGACTACAAAGCTAGAGAATGGATCAAGAGTTACACTCTGGCCAATTGCAAATACATGCTGGGAGAAGCAAGATCTAAATTCAACACCGTGGCAGGTCCACAGGGCGGAACCACACTCAACGGAGACTCTCTTAAATCAGAAGCACAAGCTGAGATGGACAGATTGGACGCAGAATTGGCCACTCAAATGGCTGGCGGTGTGGGCTATCATTTCACAATAGGTTAATATTTCATTGACATGCAAATAAATTTAAAGTACAATAGTGCTTTATTATGATCATCGGAATTTGCGGATTGATAGGCAGTGGCAAGGACACCATTGCTGACTATCTGGTTGCCCAACACAACTTTCAAAAAATGTCTTTTGCTGACAAGCTCAAAGACGCTGTAGCCCAGATGTTTGAATGGGATAGGCAGTTGCTGGATGGCAAAACAGATGAGAGTAGAACATGGCGTGAACAGGCTGATGCATATTGGAGCAAAGAAGTGGGCAGCACGGTAACTCCGAGATTGGCGTTGCAAAAGTTTGGCACAGAATGCATGCGCAATGGATTCTATGATGGCATATGGGTCAGTTTGGCCAAGAAGAAAATCAAGGACAATCCTCAAACAGACTGGGTAATTCCAGATGTGCGTTTTGTGAATGAAGCTGACATGATCAAAAATGTGGGTGGTCAAGTGTGGTGGGTCAAGAGAGGCACGCTGCCATTATGGTTCAAAATATATCAAGATGTGGGAGTGGCACCCAAAGACATACACCCCAGCGAATGGGCTTGGGCTAGATGTCAGTTTGACGCAGAGTTAACCAACAACAGCACTGTGCAGGATCTTAGAAATCAGGTACAAGGTCTCCTTGCACCCATTTGATGCCCTGTGCCTGCAGCACTCTTTGACAATTAGCACACACAGTTTTTAAATTGCTAAACCTGCAATTGTTGAGATTGCCATCCACATGAAACACGTTGAATTGTTGAGCATTTCGGCTTTTATATGCGCATTTATCACACTCGGTCTTTTTTACATATCCTGCCTGCTGCCATTTGGGTTGACCCATGGCTTTGCCTTCGTAACGCACACATGCCTCACACTTGCTTCGGTAAAATACCTTGTTTGCTTTGTGATAATTCACAGCACAAGGGCGTTGTTTGCAGGCTTTGCACAAAGGTCTCATAACGTATTTAGCTGCCCTTTTTTTGACCCTTTTGATGGTTTTAATAAGGTGCATTTTTCAGCTATCTGAATAAATATATTCAAATAAGTCATAGATAGGAGATGATAATATGGCACTAATATCACCAGGCGTACAAGTCACAGTAATCGACGAAAGTTTTTACACACCGGCAGAACCAGGTACGGTTCCGATGATCTTCATTGCCACCAGGCAAGACAAAGCTAATTCTTCAGCCACTGGTGTCGCCTTAGGAACAAGCAAAGCCAATGCTGGCAAACCTTTCTTAATAACTTCTCAAAGAGATTTAAGTGAAACTTTTGGTGATGCAGTGTTTGTCACAGACACCAATAATAATCCCATTCATGCTGGTGAATTGAATGAATATGGTTTACAAGCAGCATACTCTTACTTAGGAGTCAGCAACAGAGCGTTTGTGGTTAGAGCAGACATTGACCTAGCGGAACTAGAAGCATCAGCCACGGCTCCGGAAGCTAATCCTGCTGCAGGCACATATTGGTTCGACACCGGAAACACAAAGTTCGGAATATTTGAATGGAATTCAAATCCAATCACAGCCACAAATGGACAGACATTCACAAATAAAATTCCCACAGTTATCACTTCCCTTGAAGTGGATCAGCTGGTGGGTGAAGTGGCAGGCAATGCTCCCAAAGGATCGACAGGAAAAATTGGTGATTATCTGATTAACGCCACCACTGCATTTAATGATTTGTACTACAAGAATTATTTAGGCACATGGGTAAAGGCTGGAAGCACAGCTTGGAAAGCCAGTCACTACACTGTGAAAGGCACTGTTCAAAACCCGTCATCTATTTCAGGAACTTTTACAATCAATGGCACACCAATCACAGGCGGCACACTGAGTGCAGTGGTAACGGCGATCAATGCAGCTGGCATATCAGGTGTGACAGCAGCTACTGTCAATAGTTCGTTGGCTATATTTTCAACCACATCAAATATCGTGATAGCATCAAGCGCTGGAACAATACTAACAGATTTAGGATTGACAGCAGGCACCTATTACATACCTGCTGTGAGCATTGCTTCGCACACACAGGTTCCGTTGTATAAGTCCACAGATCCAAATCCAAGACCAACCGGTTCTTTGTGGATCAAAATCACCGCACCAAATTTAGGCGCTGTATTCAAAGTTAAAAAATTCAACGGAGTGACCAATCTTTTTGAAGATGTAACTGCTCCTTTGTTTAACTCCAATGAATCCGCAATTTTTAATCTAGACAGAACAGGTGGTGGAGTCAACATACCATTGGGAGCTTTGTATGTAAATTCCAATAACACCAGCGATGAGGTTGATTATAGAATTTTAAGAAAAGAAAATGGTGGAGCTACCATTGTTAAATCCAGTGTGATTACCACTCAATTGATAGCAGGCGACTACACATTTACCATGGCAGAATCCAAAGCAAATCAAGAATCATTAGCAGCGGCAGTGACAATCACCTTATCCGCAGGCACTGGAAATGCAATAGCTGGAGCTTCAGGTGATGCAGATAAAGTTGCAGAAGCGATTAATGCAGCAGGATTTGTTAACATTCAAGCAAGTGTGGATGAGCTTAATCGCATAGTAATATCACACAATCTTGGTGGAGAAATCAAAATCACCGACACCGATGATTTATTAAGTTTGGCTGGATTTGTGGGCGAAGTAACTACAAATTTATATTACGATGATCAAACCGACGGTTCAACTCAACCCGTGGTATTAAGAGCATCAAACTTTAAAGTGTTGTCATATGTAGCAGGCGTAAACAATCCAACCAGTCTGACCGCAGACGGAAGACTATGGTACAGTTCAGTAGTGGACGAAGTGGACATCTTGTATCACAACGGAACCACATGGGTAGGTTATAGAGATGCATCCGCATTACCAAACACCGATCCACTTGGACCCATTGTGAGTGCCACAGAACCAACCACGCAATCTGACGAAACACCTCTAGTGACCGGCGATATATGGATTGACACCAGTGATATAGAAAACTATCCTCAAATTTACAGATGGAATTCAATCACAGCAACATTTACCCAAGTGGACAATTCAGATCAGACCACAGAAAATGGAATCATATTTGCTGACGCAAGATACGGCACTTCAGGAGCACTCAGTGAAGAGCCTGCTACCATTGAAGAATTATTGACCAGTAACTTCTTAGATACAGATACTCCAGATCCGGCATTGTTCCCTAAAGGCATGCTGTTGTTCAACACTCGTAGAAGTGGTTTCAATGTGAAAAAATTCATGAGGAATTACATCGATACGAATGAATCTAATACTAGGTTTGTAGAATCAATGAGTGGATATTATCCTCATAGATGGAAAACTGAATCTGCAAATCAAGTCAACGGCGCGGGCACATTTGGAAGAAAAGCACAAAGAGTGGTTGTGGTGCAACAATTGCAAGCCATGCTGAATTCTAATGATGATATCAGAGATGATGCATCAAGATTATTCAATCTAATGGCTTGTCCTGGTTACCCTGAATTGATCGGCGAGATGATCACTTTGAACTATGACAGAGGTCTTACAGCTTTTGTGGTAGGAGACGCACCGTTTAGATTGGAGCCTAACGCCACTGCATTGAACGAATGGGCGACCAACGTAAATCTAGCAGTGCAAGACAGCGACGCAGGATTGACATCATTTGATGAAAACCTGGGTGTGTTTTATCCATCAGGATTCACCAGTGATAATTTTGGTCGCGATATAGTAGTTCCTCCAAGCCACATGATGTTAAGAACTATAGCATTGAGCGATCAAATTTCTTATCCTTGGTTCGCACCAGCAGGCACTAGACGTGGTGGCATCACTAATGCTTCTGCAGTTGGTTACATAAGTTCAGAAGGAGAATTTGTGAACACCGTGCTCAATGAAGGTCAAAGAGACACTTTATACTCTAACAATGTTAACCCAATCACTGTTATTACAGGAGCTGGTCTAGTGAACTATGGTCAAAAAACTAGAGCACGAAACGCATCAGCATTGGACAGGATCAACGTGGCACGATTGGTGATATACCTAAGAGGTCAATTGAATAAATTGGCTAAACCTTATGTGTTTGAACCTAATGACAAGATCACTAGAGATGAAATCAAACAACAAACAGAAAGTTTATTGCTAGAGTTAGTGGGCACTAGAGCGCTTTATGACTTCTTGGTCGTGTGCGACGAAAGCAACAACACTCCAGCCAGAATAGATCGTAATGAATTGTACTTGGACATAGCGATTGAACCCGTTAAAGCAGTTGAGTTCATTTACATACCGTTACGTTTGAAAAACACAGGAGAAATAGCAGGTTTATAATAAACTTATAAATACTAGCAATAGGAGAAGCAATGAGCATATCTACATTATCTAAATTGACAGTTCCATTGGCCAGCAACGCAAGTGCAGCAGGTCAAGGTTTGTTGATGCCAAAACTACAGTATCGTTTCAGAGTATCTTTGGAAAACTTTGGAGTGTCAACTCCCACCACAGAATTGACCAAACAGGTGATAGATGTCACCAGACCCAACTTGAGTTTTGAAAACATCACTTTGGATGTGTACAATTCAAAAGTTTACTTGGCTGGCAAACACACTTGGGAAGCAATCACCTTATCCTTAAGGGAAGATGTCAATAATAATGTGCAAAAATTAGTGGGTGAACAGTTACAGAAACAATTTGATTTCTTTGAACAGTCAGCCGCAGCTTCGGGCTCTGATTATAAATTTTTAACAAGGATTGAAATATTGGATGGTGGCAATGGTGTATTGACTCCGGGTATTTTAGAAACTTTCGAACTGTATGGTTGCTTCATTGAGACAGCCAATTACAACACACTGGCATACAACTCTAATGACCCAGTAACAGTGTCTTTGACCATAAAGTATGATAACGCTATTCAAACACCTAAAGGTACAGGTATTGGCACAGAAGTAGGCAGAACAATCAATACATTAGCCACAGGCGGCGGACAATAATTCATTTA